TAATTAGGGTCTTTTCAATTAAAAAGAGCCAGTGATGACACCCAGGGAATTTAGGGAAACTTGCACGAATGCAATCTTCCAGAAATCCCATGAGCGCCAGGGTTCATTGGTTAATTAATGGTCAAGGGTTGGTTACATATTCCAAATAGGTCATAATGTACTGGATACCCAAAAGTAGGACTAGTTTTACATATACTAGCAGACTACCACCTCAGGGGCTTGAGGCTTTGGGCTGTGATGGTTATGGCGAATGCTTCACATTACGTTTCGCAAACGGAACACCTTCACAGATATACATTAAGGAAGATTCCAACTGGTTAAGGTCAGTTTCTTCATACAACATTGTTCCACACAATTAAGTGCAGTTAATTGGTTCAGCCAATAGGGCTTCACCTGTAAGTTTAGATCTTTTCTTTAATCTCCTAAAAGAACCATGCTAAATTAATAAACATGGCAGAGCAAATCTTACACAATACATAAAATGGCTTCTCATCAAATTAATGACAGTCCACCTGTGAGCTTAGAATTTCTTCATATCTCACACAAATAAAATCCACACAATAAAGTGCAGAAGTGCACTTGCTTCCCAAAACTGCTTAGGTTTGGTCCACAAATACACACATAAAATACATTTAAAACATTACATTCAAAATAATACATATAATAACAATAGTGGGCACATCATTTCATCAAGATTGTACACACTTCAATTGAATCCACTAGAAGTTGTTAAAGTTTCTGTAGATGGTTGGGGGAATGGGGTCACAAATAGCGTCTGTCTCCAGGGATATCTGCTTATGCCATATGTTGTCTAGGACTGATCTATAATCAATCAACTCGTTAAGAATTGCGGGATCATAATCATGAGACTCTGTTACTGCCATTTCGAGTTGGACCCGAAATGCGCTGAACTGGTCATGTCCTATCCAAGCCATAAACTTGAGGGCGTCGTTCCACATCATGACATGCACAGTGTGATTGTCTTTATGCTTGCGACGCACCCAGTTTACCTCTCTCCACGCAATTTCTGCTGGCATTGGAGGTAAAACCATGTCACCATGCTTCCTAAAACCTGATTTGAGAAAACCAAGTTCAGCAATGGGTCGTGGCTCTGGCTTGAGTGGTGTTTTGTCTCCTGCTGTTGCACGGAAACCTAGATCATGTAGCACTTCTCCTATGCTCTCACCATGATACCAGGCTAAAGTATGGTCACTTGCGGACATGATAACATCATCACCATACGTAAAACACGATACATTTTCTGTCCACTCAGATATACTGGGTGGGCAGCCAAAGTTCGCCTTATACGCACGGAAGAATGAGATCATCAGGCCCCACACGTTCGCAGTACTATTCATACAGTCTGTAAGCAGACCTCCGGATTTATTGCCTTTCTTAGATAGGCAGATATTTCCATCGATCAGCTGTAAAGCAAACTGCATCTCGTGCATGAGGTAAGCTCTCATGTTTCTTTCTTCTTGTGTTGAGTCGTGATAAAACATCTCAATGATTGTCAGATAGTAAACAAAGAAAGCTGGAGGAACAGTTGAGTCGAACTTCTCGTAGTCCAAATCAATGCCTTGGGTGAAGCCTTTACGGTGTAGCATCTGCCAGATTGCTTTCCATGTTGCTTCCTTGTCAGTCCCAATAGCATGTCCCAAGACAATACCGTGATTTGCTCTGAACCACTCAGCGTAAGCACCAAAGTACTTCTTGAGTAGAACAGTTGTGTCCAGAGATGAGGCTTCAAACACGCGGGTCTTGCGCGAAATAATCTTCTTCTCCTTAACAAGTTCAGATTTGAGGGTTGTGATCCAAAGGGATGGTACTTCGCGGGAAGCAACCATACCCTCCTTTTCACGTTGGACTATCATGTCTGCACAACTTGCACCATAGAGAGGATGCTCTTTTGTGTAGAAGTCCTCTGACCAGGTTTGAATCTTGGATCCGTCCTCTTCGTCATAGTCGACGTCGATTAGGGTTTTCTTTTGGATAGAGATTGCACTCCACACTCCAGCTGATGTATCTCTCATCATTGGAGCAGTGCCTTCTGCTCCATTTAGAATCTCATTATCAGTGAAAATTCTAGTGGATCTATCCGGTCGTTTGTCCATGATTCTGCTCCAGTACTCCAGTGGGTAGTTATTCTCCTCGACAGTGGGCGCGTTCTCAGCATGATTAAAACCATACTTTTGACTTTGCTCAATGAGGATGTCACGATCCAATAGAGATGGGGCATGTTTGTCTGGCCAAGTGTTGGGGTTATGAAGGTTTGACGCTACATACTCCGACTTGTATGGTGTGAACTGTTTGTAAGGTTTCCCATTACGGTCACGAATCACACCAAGGTTTTCAAATCCTGCATCATCACTGTGCCACTCTTTGTGTTTGAACTGAGGCTCAGTCTCTGGTAAGTTGAATTCCACGTGAATGGTCTCACCATAAACTTCTTCGATCTTTCTCCTGGCATCACCAATAGACTCGCGAGATACGAGTATGGCATGAGCTTTCTGTTCAATATGGCAATATCCCACATGAAGTCCTAATATGTCACCAGCGGCGGTCACATACGGTACTCCACAGTCTCCTTTACGGGTAACGTAATCCTTAATTTTGATTTCGGCAACGGCATAACTTTCTTCTGAGAAGTTGGCAATGGCTTGTGAGGTCAAAACGGCTTGATAATTTGTAATACATTGGTGGCTATATTTTCCACAAAATGTGATGGGCTTGGACCATCCAATATAATCATTGATGATGTCCTTCTCTCGAAGAAACCTGGTGTCGTACTTACGTACTCCAGCAAATCTCTGCGGAAGACGGACAAGCACCAAATCACTACTTGAAGGGTTCACTCCTGGGTAATTTACAATGGGTTCAATTGAAGTGTATACAACATCTTTGAAATGGTGGGCCTCCATGGCATCAGAAATAAATTGTTGTCGCATGATATAGAATCCTCCAGCTTGTTCAGCAAGTTTGAGTCCATGCCTGTTGGTAATGATATGTTGGTCATCAACAAACAGGCATGTACCCACAACTTTCTCAACTTCGCTAAAGTCTCCATTTCCAAATGAAATATAGGCAATATTAGTGTCAAAATCAGGGTCGGGGTCTTTGTATTGTTGAATTGTCTTGGTAGTCTTCACAGCGGGTGAATAGACTCTCTTACCAAACTTAACAGCTTCCGTAGCGTATTTAGTTTGTTTCTCAGGGAAGTATGAACCCCAGATGGCGTTCATGAAGAGGTCCCAGAACTTGGATAGAATCATATAGAATCCACAAGCACATAGGAGCCAAATCACGAGCCACATGATTGAATGTTCACTGGTACACCAGAAATTGGAACCAAAAGTGGCAAAATCCTTTACTTGTTTAAAAATACACTGTAAAGGATATGCTTTTACGTTGTATACCCATGTTGCCATGAATACACGCAGTCTCTTGATAACATCTTCGTCGTGATTATGAATGCAGAATTCCTGTCGTAGAGACAGAAACCTGAACTCATTGCCTTCCGGGATTCCTTTCTGTTGAATAGGTCTGTTCAGTTGTACAGACTTTTCGAAGTCAATGGCATATGTCGACATATTGAAATAACAATATGCAAGCACAAACGCACTGGCGCATTGAAGGGATAGGTCGGGCTCTCCCTTGATTAGATCAAGAAAGCGCAGGGCCGGGGTATTTGAGAGTGCATTGAGTGTCTTACCAATAAATTCGGGGGTTCGGGTCCTAACATATAAACATAATTTAATAAGTTCTCCATCCCATAGGTCAAGTGTTGCTTGTTCAAACAAGCTGAAGCGGTCAACAAATCCTTCCATATTCAGAACATCATCATCATCAGCGAGATGAGTAATAAAGTCTGCTATGAAGTTGATGGATTCATCTTCGTTATCATCCTGTTTGACAGTGACAAATTGCTTAAGGCGATGAGCAATTGCCACTAGTCTGGGTTGGTCGTCTACACTGTATCCTCCTTTCCTTAAGTACGCATCAACCCATGAGATTGAGTTAGTTGGTACACGTGGCAGCTGGTCAGCTGAAGGGGGAACACCGTCGAAACACGCACAGTCTGCAATGGGGATATTACAGAACATGCACATCTCAACAACACGTAAGTCTAGGTCTGGATTGGCCTGGGGAGGGGGGGGGAGGGGAGGACGCTCAGGAGGCTTGTCGGTTGCATCATGAAATTCAGTTTTGCCCATCTGTTGTACTCCGGTAGTTTGTCTAATATTTTGGGAAACGGCTTGGATACTAATAAGATTATCAGTATCAGTGGGGGTAACACCTAAATCAAAGGTAAGTCCAAAACGGGAATCTCTGTTACTAATAAGAGCAGCTCTCTTAGTAGTATAAGCAGTACAGAGTTCTTCAATAAGTTGAGTGAAGGTGATATTAGCACCTACAGGGACACCGGAAACAGGGTTATATTTCCGGATACATACATATCTATCATAAACAAGAAGTTCTTCGGACATAAGGGTACATTGGGCAAGGTCGGTGGTTAATCCATTAAAATCAAGGGTAGTACGCTGGGCATCATGGGCAGTATTGATATAGAATTCATAAGCATTCTTGAACTTACGTCCAAAGGCTTCGGGATTGCGAATGGCATTAGATTGTGCTTTCCCTTGGTTTGTTGTTAAGCAAACGAAGGGAGAGCAAAACATAGTGCCCTTGTCATCAAGGTTGGCCATATTAAGGGGTTGAGAGGCGGAAGAAACGAGGGGGAGGAAAGAATTGTAGTCCTTTCCATCAGCTTGGGTTCCAAAATCATCATGAATTGCAAAAGTTTGGCCAGTATATCCATCATAAAATTTCTGATCAGGGTCTGTGGGCATATTATAAATTTCAGCACGGGCATCTTCTCTGTTCTCCACAAATCCAAGGCGCATGAGAACCATCTCAGGAATCACTGTCGACGCAAAGTGGGACTTTCCGCATCCAGTGTTTCCCTTAATGATTATTCCAACGGGCTCCATCCTTCCGATACTACCTAGTTGACTGTGAAGTACAGTCTTCCAGGTCTCCTCAACATCTTTGATAAAGTTCCAAAGATGGAGGTCTGTCTTGGTTGTCATGATTAATGTCTTCAATCTCCTGGTGAGGTGTTTAGCTCTCACCAGGAAAGTGATGTTATCAATCGTGGCTCTGTCCTGCTTACGCGCGACAAAGCTAGTGAAGTATCCTTGGTCTCTGAGGGAATAGAATTGGTTCATACAGTTCATGAGGGGGACTTTCATATCTGCTAGGGTCTCTTTAGCTTCTTTAACATAATCTTTCTGGTTGAACTGTCCTGTGATCCATTCTACAACAATAAGTACTCCTTTCCTAACAACTTTGTAAGCATCCATAATAGCTGGCCTGACCATTGTCATGCTCAACATTGAGGTATAAGAGCGGCTGGCACTACAAGAGTAGCCAATCGCTCCCAACGCCAATGCTGAGACACTAGTCAATAATGAGGCAAACCAATCTGAATCTGACTCTTCTCCTATCTGTTGTTCTTTTGTTGCGGACATCAGACTGGTAAACATCTCTCTTGCAAGAGACACCACCCAGTCTGCTGTACACATCAAACCTACATCCATCATGGCAGCCATGAAGGACATACTACCTGACATTACGCAATATAATTGGTGGGCAAGGGAAGTTGTGAGTAAAATAACACGAAAAATTTTGACGAATCCATCCCAATAAG